AAAAGTACGTCAAATGGTAGAAGACCGTATAAAAAAACCGTTTATTGGAACGCTAGAAGACGACACTATAATAAAAACTATGCTAGACCTAGAACAGTTTATAGGTAGGCGTATAACCTGGGTTAGTGGTAAAACATTTGACGAAATTATTATACGTAAAGACAAAAAATACTTACCAAATGTTACGCAAAGATTTTGTACTACTGAAATGAAACTACAGCCTATTTTTGACTGGTGGCTAAATAATGTAGGCGAACCAATAGAAACTAGAATAGGTTTTAGGGCTAACGAAAAAAGTAGGGCTAAAACTATGCTAAATAAAACAAATAAAGACGGACTTACAGAATATAAAACCATAGTAGGAAAACGTAAAAGTCGAAATAAATGGGCTACTATAGGCTGGCAAAAGCCTGTTTTTCCTTTAATTGATGAAAATATATATAAAGACCAGATAGTTAAATACTGGCAAAATAAACCTGTACGTTTCGCGTATATGAATAACTGCATAGGCTGTTTTCACAGAAACGAAGTACTTTTAAAATTTATGTCTGAATTACACCCTAATAAATTTAATTGGTTTATTGAAGCCGAAAACCAAACAGGTTATAATATAAGAACTTTTAAAAATGGAATAAATTACAAACAAATTAAAAATAGTTTTAGCCAAATTCGTTTATTTGAAGACGATTTTAACGACTGCGATAGCGGCTACTGCGGCTTATAGAAAAACAAAAACAGAAAAAAACAAATGGAATACAAACAGAAACTACAGGACTTAGGTATACACCTAACGGCTAACAGCGGCGAAACTAAAACAATATGCCCAAAATGTAGCCACACCAGAAAAAACAAAAGCGACAAATGCCTAAGCGTAAATATAGACGAAGGCGTATATAACTGCCATAACTGCGGCTATTCTGGTAACGTAAAATTTACGCCTAAAAAGGAATATACAAAGCCACCAAAGGTAAACGCTGAACTAAATAACCGTATTATAGACTGGTTCGCTGGTAGGTCCATAACAGAACCAACGCTAGTACACTGGAAAATAGGCGAAAGTCTAGAATACATACCACAAGTACAGAAAAAACGGCGTACGATCAACTTTAATTATTTTAGGGAAGGCCAACTAATAAACGTTAAATACCGCGACGCTGAAAAAAACTTTAAAATGGTTAGTGGCGCTGAACTTATATTTTATGGTGTAGACAACCTAAAAGACAGAAAGCGCTGCTATATAGTAGAAGGCGAAATGGACGCGCTAAGTTTACACGAAGCTGGTTTATACAGCGTTTGTAGTGTACCTAACGGCGCCAGTAAAGGAACGCAAAAGCTAGACTACTTAGACAACTGCTATAAGTACTTTGAAGACAAAGACGAAATAATACTATGCACCGATAACGACCAGCCAGGGCTACAGCTACGTAACGAACTTGCTAGAAGGTTAGGCGCTTACCGCTGTAAATACGTCGAGTTTGGCGATTACAAAGACGCTAACGAAGTTTTAATACAAAAAGGTGGCGAAACCTTACGGCAAATTATTAGCGACGCTAAGAACTTCCCACTAGAAGGCGTACTAAACTTAAATAATATATGGAATAACGTACTAAACTATAACGAAAACGGTATAAAAAACTATAGTATAAACCTAGGCGAAAGCGACAACTACTTCAATATGGCTTTTGGCGAATGGACTGTAGTAACTGGTATACCTAATAGCGGTAAGTCTGACTTTATAGACCAGGTTCTAGTGAATATAGCTACTAAATACAACTTTAGATGCGCTATGTTTAGCCCAGAAAGCTACCCATACGAAGGTCATATAAAGCGTATAGCTGACAAACTAAACGGTAAAAGCTGCGGTACAGACGACCTAAACAATACAAAAGACTTTATAGAAGAACATTTTTACTGGATAAAAATAGACTTAGAAAACCTTACGCTAAAAGGAATTTTAGATGCGTTTAGGCAGCTGGTATTCCAAAAAGGCGTAAACGTATTAGTAATAGATCCGTGGAATATGCTGGACCACAGCGCCCAGCGCGACTTTACGTACATAGGTAAGCTACTAAGTGAAATAACGCAGTTTTGCCAGCAGACAAATACCCACCTATTTTTAGTAGCACACCCCAGAAAAATAGAAAGCGATAACGGTGTATTTAAAAAGCCTAACCTGTACGATATTAGCGGCAGCGCAGACTTCTATAATAAGGCGTATAACGGTCTAGTATGCTTTAGGTCTGTAGGTCAAAAGACAGAATACAAAAGCGACCTAGTAACTATATACGTAGAAAAAATAAAACGTAAAGAAAATGGGCAGCTGGGACAATTTGACTTAGCGCCAGACTTCCATAACGGCGGCGTATATAAACCAATAGGCAAAGCCAGTAAAACTTTCGAAGTAATAAAAGATACTAACGTACCCTGGGACTAGGGTATATATAATATATAAAATATATAACATAAATTTTAACAAATGGAACTATATAAAGGTAATTGTTTAGACATAATGAAAACAATACAAGATAAAAGTATTGACGCTATTATTACAGACCCACCTTATGGTACAACAGCCTGTAAATGGGACAGCGTTATACCCTTTGAACCTATGTGGGAACAACTGAATAGAATTATAAAGCCTAACGGTGCTATAGTTTTGTTTGGTAGCGAACCGTTTAGTAGTGCTTTAAGAATGAGTAATATAAACAATTATAAATATGATTGGATATGGCATAAAAATATGGGTGGTGCTTTTGCTTTAGCTAAAAAAATGCCTTTAAAAAGACACGAAATAATTTCTGTTTTTTATAATAGCCAACCGACATATAACCCACAAATGGAAGAATATTCTGAAAGCACCAAAAAAAGATTTAAAAATAATGAAAAGCTGAATGTAACAAAACAAAAACAAAATAATACTGGCAATATATTTAAGATAAAAAGAACTGATTACACCATTGATTATAATAAGGGTACATACCCTACAAGCGTTAAATTTTTTAAAAGACCATATACAGCAAACGGCAATAGTTTACACCCAACACAAAAACCTGTAGCTTTAATGGAATATCTTATAAAAACATATACCAACGAAAACGAAACAGTATTAGACTTTACTATGGGCAGTGGAAGTACAGGGGTAGCTTGCGTTAACACTAAAAGAAACTTTATAGGTATTGAAATGGACGAAAACTATTTTAATATAGCTAAAAAGCGTATAAATAAACACAAAAACCAACAAAGACTATTTTAATGAATACAGACAAACACCAAGCTATGTCCTGGGCGCTTAAAAACGGTATAAAGATTTATACTGTAGCCACGCGTAAAGGGCTAGGAATAGTAATAGAAGACAACGGTAAAAAGGTCCGCAGCCCAGATTTATACACTAATAATAAAGATGCCAGCGCTAAAATATGGGAACTTTATACCTATCTTTATAAAAAATATAATAAATAAATACTATGTTTTTAACTTTTTTTCCTATCTACGGCTGTACTGTTGGCGTATCTTATACTGATAGCTTTACACGCGGCGAAGAACCAACTAACCACAATACCCACCAGCTACAGTTATTATGCTTTTTATTTGGCGTAACTATAGGCTGGTATACTGATATATAGCAAATGTCGAAACCAGATATACTATTAAAAAGGGACTTAGAACGGCTTAAACTAGAAAAGTCTGAACTTTATCAAAGGGTTATACAACTGGAAGCCGAAAACGGTCTACTACGTACACAGATTAAAATAAAGTTTGGTCTAAAGGTAGAATAGCTTTTTTACGTACTTTTGCAATATGGCTACACAAAATACACAACAGAAAAAAACCGCACTACTAGAAGCCTTAGAAAAAAGCTTAGGTGTAGTAACTACCGCTTGTAAGCAAGTAGGTATAGCTAGGAAAACTTACTACCTATGGATAGCTAAAGACAAAGCCTTTAAAGATGCTGTAGACGATATTAGTAACGTAGCACTGGACTTTGCAGAAAGTAAACTACATAGCCTTATAAGGGACGAAAACCCTACAGCTATTATATTCTACCTAAAAACAAAAGGTAAGAAACGCGGCTATATAGAACGCCAAGAGATAGCCCACGACGGTAGTATAGAAAGTAAGCTAATCGAATGGAAGCCAGCAGACAAAAAGTAACAGAAAGCTGTAACATACAATTTTACCAAACCCTTAATAGTAAAGCTAGAATAAAAATACACCAGGGCGGTACTAGAAGCGGTAAGACTTACGCTATATGTCAATACTTAGTATACCGTATAACAACGGCGCAAAAGCCGCTTACGATTGATATAGTACGTAAAACGCTTCCAGCTATTAAAGGTTCTGTACAGCGCGACCTAATAGGAATACTACAGCGCCTAGGTATATACTACAAAGGCGTACATAACAAAAGCGAAAACACCTTTACTTATAACGGCTGTACTATATCGTTTCTGTCTGTAGACGAACCACAGAAAATACGCGGTAGAAAGCGCCATATATGTTTTATAAAC